ATGCGGACACGGTATCGGGTGGCGTGGCCGGAGTATGTGCCGGATCCGGGTTTGGCTTATGGGTACAATGATGTGGACGTTCGGCCGGGGCCAGCGGATGCGGGTGAGGTGTGGCGGTACGATCAGGCGCTTGAGTTGGCGCGGGTGCTGGATGCGGACGACGCGCGCATCGTTTGGATGGCTGCGCATTCCGCGGTGCGGCGGCAGCGTGGGCCGGCGTGGCGGAAGGTGGCAAAAATTACGGGCATGCACCCGGCGACAGTCAAGCGGCGGTTCGAGCGCGCTATGTTGCAGCTTTGGTATGTGCTTAAACGCGCTGAGAGCGATGCTGGTGCGTTTGAGGGTGTGAAAGGGGGTTGAGGTGCTGGATATCGTGATCGCGCTTGTGCGCGTCTTATTTGGGTAATACGCAAGATGTTGTGTGTTTGGATTTCTTAAACACAATATGTTGACGATGTGGACGAAATATGATCTCATGTTCCTAAGATGCGGCGCGGTGACGCCGCTTTTTTTGTGGGCTGGATATGGGCAGCGAGAATTTAACGATTAAGCAGGACAAGTTCTGTCGGGCGTTCGTTGGTCCCGCCGAAGGCAACGCGTCGGAAGCGTATCGGACGGCGTACAACACGCAGAATTGCTCGATGGCTACAGTCAATCGGAATGCGAAGGCGCTATTGGACGACACCAAGATCGCAACAAGGATCGATGAGCTAAGAGCGGAGCAGGCGTCGCAGAATGCCATCACTGTTGAGGAAATATCGGCTGGATTGAGGCGTGCGGTTGAAGGTGCTGTTGCTGCCGGCCAGCACTCGGCCGCGACCCAGGCGCTGCTCGGCCTCGCCAAGCTGGGTGGGTTGCTGGTCGAGAAGCGGCAGGTCAGCGTCGATGACGCGCGCGAACACCTGGACGCGGTCGCAGCGCTCGCCGAGGTGCCAAAAGCGGACATTGTGCCACTAGAACGGCAGGAAAAACCCAAAAGGGTTGCCTAACCTACTGATAACAAACGATTGACCTGCGGATTATTTATCCGTGGACGTCATACCGGGCGGTATAGATCTCTCTCTCCGCCGTTCGGGGCGGCGGCTTGAGCGATCCCTTTCGCGCTCGCCGCCGCCGTGCAGATCCGATCGAGACCCCCCCCCTCCGATCGCGGGCGGGGGGCGGCTTTTATTTGTATACCCCCCGCGTAAATGTGAGAGCGATTTATGGGCGCCGAAAAAAAATCCGCTTGGGGCGAGTTCATAAACCGCTACCGCGACGACCCGGCGGGCTTCGCGGAACACGTCATCCGCATGGACCCGCTCCCGTGGCAGCGCGAGGTTATGAACGCCATCGCGGCCGGCGAGCGCCGCATCAGCGTGCGATCCGGCCACGGCGTCGGTAAATCAAGCTGCGCCGCCGCAATCATCCTCTGGTATCTCACCACAAGATTTCCGGCGAAGGTGGTGGTAACCGCGCCAACCGCCAGCCAGCTATACGACGCGCTCTTCGCCGAAGCCAAGCGCCGCCTAAAGGAAATGCCGGACGCAGTCTCCAAGCTACTGGAAGCCACCAGCGACCGCATCGTGCTGAAAAGCAGCCCCACGGAAGCCTTCTGCTCCGCCAGGACAAGTTCAAAAGAGCGCCCCGAAAGCCTTGCAGGCGTACACAGCGAAAACGTGCTTTTGATCGCCGACGAGGCCAGCGGGATACCCGAGGAGGTGTTCGAGAGTGCCGCTGGCAGCATGTCCGGCCACAACGCCACGACCCTGCTACTGGGCAACCCGACCCGCACCAGCGGCTTTTTTTACAGAACGCACACGGATCTAAAAAATGATTGGTGGACTAAAAAAGTATCTTGCACCGACAGCCCTCTGGTCAGCGATGACTTCGTGCGCGACATGGCTAACCGCTATGGCGAGGAAAGCGCGGCGTACAGCGTGCGCGTGCTGGGCGAGTTTCCGCAGGCGGATGAAGACACTTACATCCCGCTTTACCTCATAGAGGACGCCACCAAACGCGACATCGACCAAAGCCCCAACGCCGCCACGGTCTGGGGCGTTGACTGCGCTCGCTACGGGCGCGACCGCTCCGCGCTCGCGAAGCGCAAGGGCAACGCCCTGTTGGAGAACATCAAGACCTGGCGCGACAAGTCCACGATGGAACTCGCGGGCATCATACTGAACGAGTACGAGGCCACGCCGATCCTTGATCGGCCGCAGGAGATCCTCGTAGACGTCATTGGGGTCGGCGCCGGCGTCACGGACAGATTGATTGAACTGGACCTGCCAGCCCGCGGCATCAACGTCTCGGAGAGTGCAAGTCTCAGCGACAAGTACATGCGCCTCAGAGACGAGCTTTGGGGCAAGGCAAGAGAGTGGTTTGAGGCCAAGGAATGCGTTCTCCCCGATGACGCGGCCCTTGTCCACGAACTGGCGGCACCCCGCTTTTCGTTCACGTCATCAGGCAAGATAAAAATTGAATCTAAGGACGAGCTACGAAAACGCGGCATCAAGTCGCCAGATTTGGCGGACAGCTTCTGCCTCACCTTCGCTTCGACGGCGATATCGGCCGCGCACGGAAGCCGCTTTGCCTGGAAGCAAACCTTGGAAGTAGACACGAGCTACATCGTTTAAATGGCAACATTCCCCTCACTGTTAAACGTCGGCGAGCCGATCATCATTGACGAGATTGCGCCGCCCGCTGCGACTGCGACGACGGTCAGCCCGTTCGCGAGCCAACTGACGGCGCAGGGGCTGCTGCCTATATCTCGCGTGACGCTCAAACCCCGGCTATTACCGAGCGCGGCGCCACTGCCTCCCGCTCCGCCATCAGCGCCGGTCATGCAAAGTTCGTTTATGCCGTCGCCGGACACGGTGGATGACTATGACGTAGCGGAGCCGGATAACTCAGACAACGCCTTCTCTGGTCTCAACCCCGGCCGCAGTTTGGCTATGTCTATCGCCGGCGCAATCGCGCCTGGACCCTTGGGTCTCGGGATTGGCGCGCTCAATGCGTACAACGGATATCAAGCGCAAAACTTCAATCAGAACCTTGCCGGCTTAAAACGCAGCGCCGTCCAAACAGGTCTCGCCTCCTTGGGTCTCGGCGATGACATGGGTATAGGCGGCTACGGCCGAGGAAACGTTGGTGGATACACTGGCGCGATGAATTACACCGACCCCGGTGTCGCTGGACGTGCGCGCGGTATGGCACGCTCTGCGCTCGATGCCGCTGTTGGATATGCCGCAGCGCCAGGCACGGCAGGGTGGGATGCCGCAATCAGCGGCTTGGAGGACGGCATAGACGAGGACGAAGCCCCCGGCGGACTCAATGACTCGGGCGAGCCGGGAGGCGATGGCGACAGCGATGGCGATGGCGACAGCGGCGACACCCACATCTGCACCGCCGCGTTCAAGGCTGGCATCAGCCCGAGAGAGCGCTTCCGCGAAAACAAAAAGTACGGCATCAAGCTGCGTCGCGAAGACCCTGTCCTCATGCGCGGCTATGACATTGTCGGCCCGTGGATCGCGAAAAAAATCGGTCACACGAAAATAGGCAACGCGCTCACCCGCCTGTATGCCGCAAAGGCAAGTGGCGAAAGGCTGTCGGCCAAACAGAAAATACTGGACGCGACGCTAAACCTCACGACGCGGCCCGCGCTCAGACTGGTGGGCCGTTTCGCGTGAGCAGCACGATCGCGCGCGTCCGCGCGCTGATGTTTGCGACCGTGACACTGTCACTGGCGCTGCTGCCTTTTGTTGATTGGACGCTGACCACGGCCCTGACCGCTGCGGCGATGTATTTCGTCTACGACTGCCTGGGCGTGGTCGTCGGCAATCATCGTTACTGGAGCCATAAAAGTTTTGAGTTCCGCCACCCCGCGCTGAGATACGCATCTGTCGTCGCGGCGCTGTTAAGCGGGACGGGCAGCACGCTGGGCTGGGCCGGGCTTCACCGCCTGCACCACAAGCACAGCGACACGCCGAGCGACCCGCACCAGCAATCGCGCGGCCTCTGGAAGACGCTGTTCATATTTTACCAGGCGGACGACAAGCAGATCCTGCGCAACTGCATGGATAACGCGCGCGATCCGTTCTTGCGCCTGACCGATCGATACTGGCTTCCGATCATGGCGGTGTGGATTGCGTTGCTGGCCGCGATCGGGCTGGACGCGCTGTACTTCGTCTTCATCCTGCCCAGCGCGCTGACGATGATCGCGCAGGGCATGACTAACTACATGTGCCACGGGCGTCATGGCTACGCGCCGCACGCGTCTGCCGACGCAGTCAACTGTCCGTGGATCGCCCCGTTTAACTGGGGCGAGGCCTGGCACAACAACCACCACGCCAACCCGAAGTCGCCATCCACGCGCGAGCGCTGGTGGGAGTTCGATGTCGCGGGCGCGTTGATTAAGGCGCTCGCAAAAAACTGAGGAACACGAAATGCCGAAAGTCGGTAACAAAAAGTACGCCTACACGAAGGCGGGGATGGCAAAAGCAAAAGCTGCCGCCAAGAAGACCGGAAAGAAGGTCTCATACGGAAAGAAGAAGAAAAAATAATGGCCGGACTACTTAGCGAAAATCCGCTGGATAATCCCGATTATGATTACGGCACAATTTTGCCTTTTCGTATGCGGAACACGCTGGACGTTGATGAACTGGATACGGATGTAACTCCAGAACTCGCGTTTCCGGCGCTACTCCGCGACGTTGGCAACACCGCTGTTCGCATGGGTCAGATGGCACGGGGCGAACGTACGCCGGGGTTGCTGATCGGCGACGTGATGGACTTCTCGCCCGTCGGGTTGCTGGGCCGGATGCCGGCGGGCGCGTTGGGTGCTGCGTTAGGTCCGGTAATGCGACAGGCGGACGCCCCAACATCCTCTGGCCAAAGTATGTATGACATACCGGCAGGCAGTGACCCGCGTTATCTCGGCGCCGCGCCCGATCGGTCTGAATTTACTTTCCTGCGGTACACACCGAAAAAAGACACGCCGCGTGTTCAATCCTCGCTCGCGGCGATGCGCGATCTTGACAACCCCACCCGTCAGCAAATGATGCGCGACATTGATCGAGGCATCGAACTGGGCGGCGCTGATTGGTACAACACGGAAGAACTGCGCGACTGGTTCGTTAAAGAACTTGGCGAAGAGCGTGGCAATCGTGAGTGGTCTGATTTTATGGACTTGATGGGCGCGGCGTCGCCCGGCTCGAAAGTTCCAGCGAACATCGGCAACGCAAGTGCAATTCGCGCTCGTCTGGCGTCTGAGAAGATACCGCGCAAATCTAATATGACCGAAGGGGAAGCGTATCGAAGCTCTTTGCTTGATGTCGAAAAATTAGACGACGCGCGCAAAATTGCCAAGGGTCGCGCGAAAGGCTACGGCCACAAAACGCAAGGGCTCCAAGAGTTAATTACTGCGCGTCAAAAGCAGGGTAAGTGGAGCGGCGCGCCCGAAACCGGCGTGTCTCCCGCGAAAGGTAATTGGTCTGAAAATCCGAAGCCGAAGGGATTTACGCAAAGCCTGAAAGGCAATGAGCGGAACATTGCGGCAGACCTGCATTTCACGCGCTACATGGCTATGGCGTCGCAGGATCCTCGCTGGCTGACGACGCAGGCGGAAATCGGAAAGGAAACGGCCGCAGAACTCCGTAAAGTTGGCGGCAAAAAAATCGAAAAATACTTCGGCACGCGCGAAGTGAACGGCAAGGATATGACTACCTTCAATGCTAAGAAGGCTGTCGCTGCCGGTGACTTGGATATGGAGGACGTGGTCAAGCTGGACAGCCCCCAAATGTGGGCGGACATGCCAAACGATAGCGAGTACGCAGCGATGGAAGCGCTGATGTACGAGGTGGGCCAAGATCTCGGTATGACCGGCCCACAAGTTCAGGCGGCGCTCTGGATGGGCGCAGCCGACCGGACGGGCGTCGATCCGACGAGCCAGGGCACGTTTATGGAACTACTGCGCCGACGCGCGGACGAGCGAGCCGCGAAGGAAGGCATGACGCGCGAGCAAGTCATGCGGCGCTTCATCAAAGACAAGGGGCTGCTGTCCGCCCCTGGTGTTCCGGCGATGGGCCTTCTCAACTCTGACAAAAACAACCGCCCCGGCGGTACCAACCTTCTGGGCCTTTACACAGGCGGCGTCATTTGATGGACAAAATTGAATTCCAATCCCTCGTCCGCAGCGAGATCGAGTCGGCCGTAAACTACGACGACACGGAGTTTGCGAGCGACCGCATCGAAGCGATGTCGATGTATCTCGGCGAGCCGCTTGGCAACGAGGTAGAGGGCCGCAGCCAAGTGGTCCAGACCGAGGTAAGCGACATGATCGAAATGATCATGCCGCAGATCGTGAAGATTTTCGCGACGACCGACGACTTTGTGCGCTTTGAGCCGCGCGGGCCGGAAGATGTTCAAGCCGCCGCCCAGGCGACGGACTACGTCAACTTCATCCTCAACGCCGACAACGACGGCTTTTCGATCCTGCATAATTTCTTCAAGGACGCATTACTGTTCAAGGCTGGGATCGTTAAGCATTACTGGGACGAAACGGAAAACGTCATCGAAGACGAGTACGAGGGGCTGACCGACGACGAACTGACCGCGCTTGTCATGGACGACGACATCGAAATCGTTGAGCAGGACGCGCGCGAGTTCGGCGAGCCGCAGATGATGCCGGACGGCACCATGCTCCCGCCTCCGCTTGTCTACGACGTCAGGGTCCGCCGCACGGAGATGGACGGCCGCGTCAAAATTGAGAACGTGCCGCCCGAAGAGTTTCTGTTCAGCCAGCGCGCCAAGAGCCTGGACGACTGCCGCTTCGTCGCGCACCGCACGCAGATGACGGCGTCGGAGTTGATCCAGATGGGCTACGATCGCGAGTTGGTCGAAGCCAACGCCGGCTACACCGAGGTGGACACGCTGGACGAAAAGCAGGCCCGCTTCGACGACCTTGAGAGCCAAGCGCAGCCCGGCACGAACGACGTCAGCCAGCAAGACGTACTGGTCACCGAAGTCTACATCAAGGTGGACTACAACGACGACGGCACCAGCCAGATCCGCCGCGTCGTGTGCCTGGGAACAGGTTACGAGATCGTGGAAGACGAGCCGTTCTACATGTTCCCGTTC